ATACCGCGCGCGGAATTATCATCGGCAGCCTGCCGAGCGACGCGCATCCACATCCCGCAAACGATGCTTCGACGTTGACCGAGTACGAGGACGGCGCGCGTATCGGTTACGATCCCGAAGCCCACGCGCTCACTGCGATCCTGCCTGGCGGTGCCACGGTCCACATCGACGCAAGTGGTGGCCTGTCGCTCAAAGGTCCGGTGACGGTAGACGGCGACATCCGGTCGACCGGCACAATTACCGCAGACACCGACGTCGTCGGTGGAGGCAAGAGCCTTAAAAGTCACACGCATGGCGGCGTCCAGTCGGGCGGCGCGTTCTCGGGTCCACCGAAGTGAACGGCATGGACCGGCAAACCGGCAAGTCGCTTGGCGGGATCGATCACCTCGAACAGTCCATTGGCGACATCCTGGGGACGCCTCTCGGTACGCGGCTTGGCCGTCGCGAATACGGTTCGATGCTACCGCGGCTGCTCGACCAGCCGAACAACGAACTCGGACGCTTGCGCATCTACGCGGCGACCGCGCTCGCCCTGCTTCGTCAAGAAGGACGCGCGCGCATCACACGCGTGGCCGTTTCCGCTGGCGCTGAACCGCAACAGGTAATCGTCACGATCACCGGTCGGCGTAGCGACGCGCCGGGTCGTCCCACTTTTTCGATCTCTTCCCCAATCCGCGCCCAATCGGCGCTTGCTCGAAAGGCACGCACATGAGCTTTCTCCACGGGATTAACGTCGCCGAGGTCGAGAACACCTCCCGCTCGATCGCGACGGTCGCCACCGCCGTGATCGGCTTGGTTGCCACCGCGCCCGACGCGGTTGCGGGCGCGTTTCCACTCGATACTGCGGTCAAGATCGTCAACCTCGATGACGCGATCGGCAAGGCCGGCGCGACCGGCACGTTGCGCGCCGCACTGAGGGCCATCGCTGGGCAGGTGTCCGCGCCGATCGTCGTCGTCCGCGTTGCGCCTGGCGCGACGCCTGCCGATACGGCGACCGCTATCGTCGGCGCGGATGAAGCTGGCGTGAAGACCGGCATGCAAGCGCTGCTCACCGCGCCCGCGCAGCTGAACATGCACCCGCGCATCATTGGTGCACCGGGCTTGGAAAGCGAGCAGGTCACCAAGTCGCTGGTCATCGTCGCCAAGCGGCTGCGCGCCCGCGTCTATGCGAAGGCAATCGGCGACGATCGCGATGAGGCTATCCAGCATCGTGCGCTGTTCCCGAACGCGCGTGAGCTGACGTTGCTCTGGCCTGGCGTGACCGCGCCTTACGGTGACGACGGATCGAGCATTGCCGTACCGGTCGCCGCGGTGGCGATGGGCGCGCGTGCGGCGATCGACCAGACACAGGGGTGGCACAAGACGCTGTCGAACGTCGCGCTCGCTGATCTCGACGGTCTGGCCGCGGATGTCACCTTCGACATTCAGGATGCCGAATGCGACGCCAATGTGCTGAATGCGTCCGAGCTGGTCACTATCGTCCGAATCGCTGGCGACCTCCGTTTCTGGGGAAACCGCACTTGCGCAGATCCGGCCAGCGACTTCGTGTTCGAGAGCGCCTGCCGTACCGCACAGATCCTCGCCGATACCGTGGCACTCGGCTTGGTGTGGGCGATGGATCGCCCGCTGCTGCCGAGCCTGGCGAAAGACATCGTCGAGCAGATCAACGAGAAATTCCGCCAGGAAAAGCGCGCGGGGCGTATCCTCGGTGCTGTTGCAGTATTCGACGGGGCAAAGAACCCGGTCGAGCAGCTTAAGGCTGGCAAGCTGCTGATCGGCTACCGCTACACCTTCGTGCCGCCCCTGGAGGCGCTCGGGCTCGAGCAGGAAATCTCCGACGAGTTCTTCGCCGATTTCGCCAGCCTCGTTGCCGGCAACTGACACCACCACCTCCCGCACGAAAGGTCGACGCGATGGCGTTCCCCAGCAAGCTCAAGCAGACGATGATGTTCAACGACGGCGAAGCCTTCATCGGCGAAACCGTCTCGATCACGCCACCTAAACTGGCTCGCAAGTTCGAAGAATACCGTGCCGGTGGCATGGGCCGCGCCGTCAAAGTCGATATGGGTGGCGAAGCGCTCGAAATGGAGGCGACCTATGGCGGCCCCATGCGCCAGATCCTGCGCCAGCACGGGATGCTCAATATCTCGGGCGTGCAGCAGCGTTTCGTCGGCTCGTTCGAGAACGACGACACCGGCGCGGTTGATATCGTCGAGATCGTCACGCGTGGCCGGCACGAAGAGATCGACATGGGCGAATGGAAGCCCGGCGAGGACACCGAGTTCAAGGTCAAAAGCCAGCTCAGCTATTTCAAGCTAACGTGGAACGACGTCGTCGAGGTCGAGATCGATGTGCTCGGCATGATCGAGGTCGTGGGCGGCGTCGACCTGATGGCCGCGCACCGCACGGCGCTCGGTCTTTAGGCCCCGCACCACCAGCGCCGCCCCGCCGCGAACCGAACCCAAGGACTGACAAGATGAACGACCAGAACGACACGCCAAACTCCGCACACGCCGTCCCCGGCGACGTCACGCTCGAATACGATATCGTCGTGGCCGACAAGGTCGTGCTGCCGGCCGGCACGCTGATTCATGTTCGAAAGCCGATGGGCGGCGCGCTGCGCGGCGCCAATCTCGGCGGACTGGTGCGGATGGATTACAACCAGGTCGCGCTGGTCGCGCCGCGCGTGACGCAGCCGATCCTGCACCCGCATCTGATCGACGCGATGGACCCGGCCGACGTCACCCAGATCGCCGGGGTGCTCGTCGATTTTTTGCTGCCGACTGCGACGAAGGAGGCTCTCTCCCAGAGCATGTAGAGGATCCGATGGCGGACATCGCCTTCGTCTTCCACTGGTCGCCCGACGCGTTGGACGCGCTTTCGATCCACGACCTGATGCAGTGGCGGGCGCGCGCCGCCCGCCGCCACAACCCCGAAGGACACACCCGTGGATCGTAACCTGCGCATCCGCATGCTGCTGGAGGCCGGTGACCGCGTCACCGGTCCGCTACGCGCCATCGCCGGTGGATCGACCAGGGCGGCGCAGGCGCTCCGGCTTACGCGCGACAGCCTCAAAGAGATCGAGCGCGCGCAGGGCGATATCGCGGGCTTTCGCAAGCTCAAGACCGGCCTTGGCGATACCGGCACCGCGCTGGCATCCGCTCGCACGCGCATGGCTGGATTGCGGCAGGAGATCGCCGCGGCCGACAAACCGACTGCGGCGCTGACCCGCGCGCTAGCCAAAGCGGCGCGCGAGGTGACGACGCTGGAGTCGACCGAGCGCAAGCAGGCTCAGTCGCTTCAGGAGATGTCGCTGCGGCTGCACACCGCGGGGATCGATACGAACGACCTCGCCAGCCACCAACGCCGCCTGCGCACCGATGCGGTCCAGACGAACCGCGCGATTGTCGAACAGACGGCAGAGGTCGGCCGGCTCGCCGATCGCGAACGCCGCATAGCGGCAGGCCGCGCGCGGTTCTCGCGCATGCAGGGCATGGCGTCCGGGCTCGCGGCCGGCGGGGCCGCGGCGATCGGCACCGGCGTGGCCATGGCCGCGCCTCTGATCGGCAGCATCAAGGCCGCGCAGGACTATCAATCGGTCATGACCGACATCGGCCAGAAGGCCGACCTGTCGCGCGCCGCATCGGAAAAGCTGGGCCGCAATCTGCTCGTGTCGGCACGCGCCGCCAACCAGCTGCCCGCGGATCTGCAAGCCGGCGTCGATGCGCTCGCCGGGCTCGGTGCGAAGGTGCCCGACGCCGTCGCGATGATGAAGCCGATCGGTCGCGCCGCGACTGCCTACAAGGCGGAGATCTCGGACCTGTCCGCAGCGGCGTTCGCCGCCACCGATAATCTCAAGGTGCCGGTCGCGCAGACCGGCAAGATCATCGACGTGATGGCCAGCGCCGGCAAGGCGGGCGCGTTCGAGATCAAGGACATGGCGCAGTATTTCCCGGCGCTGACCGCCGCCTATCAGGGGCTCGGCCAGACCGGCGTCGGCGCCGTCGCGGATCTCGCCGCGGGTTTGCAGATCGCGCGCAAGGGGGCCGGCGATGCCGCCAGCGCGGGCGCGAACCTGGCGAACATCCTCCAGAAGATCGCATCGCCAGCTACCAACAAGGCGTTCGAGAAGATGGGCGTCGATCTGCCCGCCGCGCTGAACAAGGCTTATGCGGAGGGGAAGACGCCGCTCGAAGCCATCGCCGAGCTCACGAACAAGACGCTAAAAGGCGATCTGTCAAAGCTCGGCTACCTGTTCGAAGATGCCCAGGTGCAGCAGGGACTGCGCCCGCTCATCCAGAACATGGAGGAATTCCGCAAGATTCGCGCCGAGGCAAGCAAGGCTGGGGGCACGACCGACCGCGACTTCGCTGACCGTATGAAGGATTCGGCCGAGCAGTCGAAACAGCTTAAGGTCAACGCGACGACGCTGGCCATCACGCTCGGCTCGCAACTGCTCCCGACCATCAACGCCGTCGTTTCGCGCGCCAATGCGTTTGCGACATGGATCGGTGATGTCGCCAATCGCTATCCGAACGCGACCAAGGCCGTCGCCATCGGCGCCGCGGCGTTCGCCGGGCTGTTCTTCGTCCTGGGAGGCAGTGCGATCGTCGTCGCCGGCCTGGTAGCACCCTTCTCGGCGCTGGCGTTCGCGGCTGGCGCGCTTGGGATCGGCATGTTGCCGGTGATCGGTATCGCGCTGGCGGTCGTCGCCGGCATCGTGGCGATCGGGGCCGCGGCCTATCTGATCTATGCCAACTGGGGTGCGATCGGCGGATGGTTCGCCGCGCTCTGGCAGGGGATCAAGGGAACGTTCGCGGGCGCCGTGGACTGGTTCGCGTCGCTGCCGACCCGGTTCGCACAGATCGGCCGCGATATGATCTCGGGGCTGATCCGCGGGATCCTCGGCATGTTCGTTTCGCTGAAAAGCACGATCGTCGGTGTCGCCTCGTCCACGGCCGGCTGGTTCAAGGCCAAGCTCGGCATTCATTCGCCGAGCCGCGTCTTTGCGGGCTTCGGGGGCAACATCGTTGACGGGCTGACCAACGGCATCGCCGCGCAGGAGGGCGAGCCGGTCAAGCGCATGGACCGCCTCTCCAGCCGCCTGACGTCCGCGATCGTCACCGGCAGCGCGATCCCGGCGCTGGCGATAGGCGGTGCCGCCGGCGCCGCCTCCACACCAGCCGGCGCGACCCGCGCCGCACCGAGCAGCTACACCATTCACATCAACCAGCAGCCGGGACAGGACGCGCACGCCCTCGCGCGCGCCGTCGCCGACGAACTGGACCGCCGCGACCGCGAATCGGCCGCGCGGCGCCGATCCTCCTTCGCTGACACCCCCGACTACGAGACCGTATGATGCTGCTCGCGCTTGGCCTGTTCCCCTTCTCGATCCAGACGCTCGCCTTCGACGAGCTGGCGCGCCGCGCGAGCTGGCGCCATGCGACATCGGCGCGGATCGGCACCCGCGACGCGACCCAATATACCGGCCCTGGCGAAGAGACGATCGCGCTGCCCGGCACCGTTTATGCCGAGATCGCCGACGGCCGCGTGTCGATCGACGAACTGCGCCGCATGGCCGACACCGGCGACGCCTGGTCGCTCGTCGACGGGCTTGGCTATGTCTATGGTGCGTTTGTCATCACCGGCATCGACGATCGCGGAAAGGCCTTTTTCCCCGACGGGACGCCGCGCCAGATCGACTTCGCAATCGACCTCCTGCGCGTCGACAGCGACGCCGTATGATCGCCAACATTCCAGCCGTCCGCGTCGTAGTTGACGGCACCGACATCACGCCGCTCCTCGAAGGCCGCGTCGCGCAAGCCAATGGCCGTCCGCCGCGCCGTCGCCTCGTCTCGCTCGGCATCACCGAAAAGCGCGGCGAGGAGGCCGACCAGCTCGATCTCGTCGTCGACGACACCGACGGCGCCGTCGCGCTCCCGCCAACGGGTGCGAAGATCCACGTCTGGCTCGGCTGGAAGCAGGGCAGCGACGTCACGCCCGGCTTGGTCGACAAGGGATGGTTCATCGTCGACGAGGTCGCGCATGGCGGCCCGCCCGACCTGATCACGATCCGCGCGCGATCAGCCGATTTCACGAGCGACCTGAAGACCAGGCGGGAGAAGAGCTGGCACGGCACGACGCTCGGCGCGATCGTGACCGAGATCGCCGAGCGCCACCAGCTGACGCCGCGGTGTGCGGCAAGCCTCGCCGACATCGCGGTCACGGCAAAGGCGCAGAATCGCGAAAGCGACCTAGCCTTCCTCCGCCGCCTCGGCCGGGAGCGCGGCGCGGTGGCGAAGATCGCGCGCGGCATGCTGATCTTCTCGCCGATCGCCGCTGGCATGACGCCGTCCGGCAAACCGATCGCTTCTGTCACTATCGCGCGACGCGATGGCGATGCCCACCAATTCAGCCACCACAAGCGCGACGACGTGCCGGGGGTGAAGGCGACGTGGCACGACCGGAAGTCGGGCAAGCGCGAGCATTCCGTGGCGGGGAAAGTGGAGGGGGCGAAGACGCTATCGCGCGTCTACGCCAACGAGGCGGACGCGCAGGCGGCGGCCAGCGCGGCAAATGGCCGCGCCGGCCGGAAGCCGGTCTCGCTCAGTCTGACTCTCGCTCTTGGCCGGCCGGACATTCATGTTGAGATGAAGGCTACCGTAAGCGGGTACAAGGCTCCGATTGACCTTGGCGCTTGGCTAATTGTTGAGGTTGCGCATGCTTTTGGAGACCGGGGCTACTTTACGAGTTTAAAGCTCAATGCGGACTAGCTTGAGTAGTCAGTCGGGGATTTCGCCATATTCTGATCGTCAATTTATTTATTTGGAATCAATCTCTAGGGGATCTAATAGATAAACCCCCAATCAGGACGAAGTATCAAATATAAAACAAAATTCTCAGTAAATTAATTATCTATTTATACATTATGAATGTTTCATTGATCTCGATCGTACTCATCGTCGATAGAAAAGAGCTGGCGACCAACCTCGCCGTTGTAGCCTAGTATCCGATCGGTAGACCACGCTTCCGCTATTGCTTCATCCGTTAAGTAATTGGCGGCACTTTCGGCCTCTGCCTCTGATGAGCAGACAACCCACCGTCGGGCCATCCGCAGCGCCCCCACCTTACCAAACTCAACAATCGCAGGTACTTCATCTCCTTTGACAAATCTGAATTGCATGTCGCCGCCTGAGATTGGTTGATTGGGCAAGAGGACAAGTAGTCTGGTCGGAGAAAGAGGAAATATCGCGACCGGCTCGTCCGTTCGAGGTGACATATCCCAGAAAGGCTGGTCATTCGTTCCAAATGTTGGATTATCGACTTCAACAATCATCGCAGCGCCACCTATAAAAGCGTCCGCCAAGCGATGCGCGGCAGAGTACAGATTGTTAAGCGTCCTTAACTTTATCACATCCGAATGCTCAGAAGGATACTGAGTTTGAAAATAAAGCTCGGTGCGCTCGATCGAAAACTGGCTTCTCAGGCTCGCGCCAACGATACTTTGGAGAGCTTTTTTTATTGCGCGTGGCTTCATACGCCTTGGCTTGGACGTAGAGAAGTTGCGCGAAAAATCGCATAGTTGGCTTTCAGACTCTGCCAGCCAGTTTTCTAATCTGTCGTCACGGTCTGATCCAATGTATATTGGAGCGTATATGTCATTGCGCACCGCAAAGGACGCTTTTTGCCCAAGGGAAAACATAACTGATTTGGATTCTATGTCATAGTACCATATACCGGTCTTCCCGTTTTCATCCACGCCCCTCCAATTCGCCAAGTATCCGCGGGTCACGGTATGATTGCGACGCTTAATATTCATTTTTATAATGACCTGATAGGCGATGACTGACCGACGTTATGCTTATATTTCGAAGACCGTATAAGAAAACTTAATACGAGTTAGCGTTTGGGGCAGTTGAAGCCGACCCGTCGCGGATCCGGCCAGCGCGTCCGGTCGACGGATGCCGCTGCAAGCACTTCGGGGTTAGGTGAGATGCCCACTTTTTGGCAGCCCCCCCCTATTTTTGTAGGATTTGGTGCCGTACGGATCGGAACATAATAAGAACAATATGAGTCGGCGTCATGATTTCTGTTTTCCAGTCTGAGTCCCGATGTGAGCGCGGATGCGCTCGGTGTGAAACAGCCTGCGCTATGCTCGCCGCCGTGCGGGACGATCGTCGTGACCATCTTCAGGGTCGCTTAGCAGAGCATCGCCGTCGTCCGAGTCCTCGAACACGAGCGGCCCTTGCAGAAGCCCGAGCCCTTTGGGCAGCATCCGTGCGAGCTCATCAGAGAGAGCATCCTGAGACATCCCCTCAGAGGCTTTCAGGATGCCAAGAAACATTCGGGCCAAGGCCCGCTGATCAGGTAGCAGTACCTGCATGGTGGCGACCTGCACGGTCGGCCTAGGCCGCGGCGGAGCGGCACCCTGATGGGGATCATCAACGTCACCTGTGAGGTATGCCGGCGACGTCGCCAGCTCTCTTGCGATGGCGGCGATGTGCGTCGAGCCACGAGACTGCCCCACGACTAGCTTGTGTATGGTCTGCTGGCTGATGCCTACGCGTCGCGCCAGTTCGGACTGCGACAGTCCATTGGCTTTCAGCCGCTCAGCTAATCGTTCACGGTCAATCATCCGGGCAAGCTACAACCAATGGTGTAGTTGCATACGGACGAATATGTGTTGACCGTTCTACAACCATATGTGTAGTCAGCGGGTATGGAGATCGCATCCCCTTTCGCGTCGCTAAAAACGGCGGTTCTCAAATCAGGTTCGCAATCCGCATTCGCCCGACTGTGTGGCGTTTCGCAGACCGCCGTCTGGAAATGGCTGCAATCCGCGAAGCGCCTGCCCGCCGAGCATGTGCTCAAGGTTGAGCGGGCGACAGGCGTTTCCAAGCATCTTCTTCGTCCCGACATCTATCCCGAGACTGAAGAGGTAATGCTGCAGGCTGACCCCGTCGATTGTAATCGATCCGTGCTTTTCCAGAGGAAAGCGTCGCTGTGACCAAGCCTCGCATCCCCGACAGCTTTCCCGACGCGATGATCAAGGTTCTTGCGCAGATCAAGGGTAAGGGCGCGGCTGCCGCGGTCGGCAAATCCGTGAGCGCCATTTACGAGTGGTCCAACCCCAACAGCGGCACGCTGCCCTCGCTTCTCGAGGCTCTTGCACTCGACACCGCGTACCGGCTCGCTGGTGGGGACGGCGCTCCGTTCTGCGAGGCGTTCAGCCACCAGCTGGGAATCAAGGTCGACCAAGAAGATGCCTGCCGTCGCCAGCTGGTCGCAGACTCGGTCGACTTCGTTCGTGAGGCAGGTGAACTGACCTCCGCCCTATTCGGCGCCTCTCAGCCAGGTGCATCCCCGCTCGATCATCATCGCGCGCTGGTCGAGGCACAGCAGGTTGACGGCGTTCTGCGCCGCATCCGCCGGCGCCTGCCAAATTTCCTTCGTCCCGCCATGTCGACGGGGCCGGGGAATGCCGGGGGGACCCATCAGTGACGAAGAAGAGAAACTACACGCC